TCAATCTTGCGACCTCCAATAACTATGAAATCAATTTTAACAAAGGTAATAACCTCCTTACCATTAGTGTAGCGTGTGTTGCGTGTCATATTATTGTCATTTTCCAGTTGGTTAACTCCACGTGGGGTAAATCCTTAAACGATTTAAAGTTACCGCCCCAAGTCAACTTATTCGATGCCACTTGCAACAACTCCCAAAACTCTTTAAAGTGTTTAGGCGCATAGTCAAGTTCACGTTTACCGACCTTAACAAATGCTATGTCAAATGCTCTTGATGGGTAGTAATTATGGGCGCTTTGCCCTGCTCTGGCATTGGTAACTTTCGGGCGCTTTCTAAAATAAGCCTCCTGCATTGCGTTGTTTCTATACGTGCATACGATTATTACGTGAACATCGTTGTGGATAGCGTTAAATTGAGCCTCTGCTTTCTTGTAAGCGTGTGCAAGGGTTGGGTGCAAATCTATTAATAAACGACTCTCATAAGGTTTTGTTTCATCTTTAGGCTTCATATTGTTTTATAAATTATGCGTAAATTAAATTTGTATTGTTTTTATATTTTCCTTGCAATCTATTTCTTGCATTGCTATAATTAATATTATAAACTTTGCAGGCATCTTTTAGACAGTCATAAAATATGCCAGACAATTGGTGTAACACAATTTTTGCTTTTGGGTTTTTACCGCCAAGCATACAACCACTTAATTTCTTTGACGCAGATAAATTTAATTTATGTTGCAATGACTTTGGAACTCCTGCTTTACCACTCCATAATTCTGGATTAGCTTGCCTTCTTCTTGCCATTTCTTCCCTTAACTTTAATCTACCGATATCAGAAACTCCGCCAACATATTTACCTCCTTTTTGACAATTAAGACCTATGTTCATACTGTTATATTTGTTTATATAATAAATCTCTAATTCATCTAATTTTTCTATATTACAATATTCAATAATTTCATATAAATGTGAATTTATGCCATATGCACATAAACTTTCGTAAAGTTTAGATATTCCTTTTGTAGCAGACAAACAAGTATATGCCGTATATCTTCTTTTTACATTTATTGATTGTCCAATATAGATTTTATTATCTGGAGATGTTATCTTATAAACACCAGAACTATTTAATAATAATTTAGCTATTGATTTATCCCCCAATCTGCTCTCATAGGGTTTGGTTTCATCTTTTGGCTTCATAATGTTTTTTTATAAATTTTGTTATAGTATTCTTCAAATGTTAAATCACCCATAGTATATCTATCGGTTAATGCTTTTTCCATCTGCTCCTTTTCCATTGCTTTAGCATTATCGAATAAATCAATAAAGTAAGGGCCAAGTTCATTGTTTATTTTTTTACTGATTGCTTCCTGCAACCATTCAACTGCGGTTTGGTTCATATTGTTTCTTTATTAAAATTTTCTTCATAATATTCTTCAGCATTGTAATCTTTCGGCATTATAGCCCTTGAATAGCCAACGTGATAGCCATTGATTATGTTTTGCTTTTCGATTTCTTTCGCTAATTTGAGCAATTCTTTTGGAATGGATATTTCGTTGGAAAGCCAGTCAACTGCGCTTATTTGTTTTGTGGGCATCTAACAGTTTTTTTAAATTGTTTATACTCTTTACTTACGTGGCAGCTATTGAATAGCAACCAAAACATTATAATTAAGACACGCATAGGTTTATTATCTCAATCTCAATCGGTACTTCTATGCCCTCCACACCATCTTTCTCGGCGTATGGGTAAAGTTGGTAACCAATCGGAAAACAACGCTTTGGAGCAACTCTAAAAGCGTATTTATCGTTAGCTTTGCATTCGATATAGTAACCCCATTGCAATTCAACTGATACTATTTCGCCTATTTCAAATCTACCTAACCTTTGAATAACTCGCTTGCCATCAATATACGCATAGAAATATAGCACAATGTAGGTGTCTTCTTTGCGTATGCCTAACCTTATGCTATTGTAGTGATGCCAACCCCTTGAAAAGCCGATTACCTTTTGTACTCCGTGACTTTTATCAAGGTCTGGAACAATGATGTCGCAGGTTAATTTTGTCGGTTTGTATAGCAGTTTCATTTTTTCAACCATTGCTGCATAAAACCTGCACCGCACACCGCACTTGTTAGTGAAGCGCAAAAGGAAAGGATAAAGGTAAGTACTTCGGAATTACCATAGTATACACCAGTCATAGCGAATTTAACCGCCCAAAAGGACATAAAAAGGGCTGATATAGCCCATAAAATTAAGGATGGTTTTGTTTTCATAGTTTAAAAGTTTTCGGGATCTAATTCTTCGTTAAGTAATTGTTCAAGTTTCGGTGATAAATAAACTGGTGTGTTACCGTTAGTAATATCCGTTAATCCCCAACCGCCTCTGATGTTGTTTTCGCGGTCATCTTCTTCGTAATCAAAGTGCAATGTTAATGTTAGTGTTGTTGTCATAGTTATTAGTTTTAAATTTTGGCAAATATAAAACAAAAATAATTAGCAAACAATTTTATTTTTAAAAATATTATTAGTAGGTTTGCCGAAACTTTTAAAACTAACAAAATGAAAGCAACATTGTATTACATTCAACTTGAAGAAAAAATAAACAGATATATTACTGTTGAAAATCCTTTAATATTTACCTTTAATGGTATTGAGTACAGAGGTTATAGAAAAAATGGATTTATTTATATTACAACTAATACATAACAAAATGAAAGCAGTAATAGAAGAAATATCAATAACATACTCACAAGAATGTGATGAATCAAGCAATGATATTCAAGAATTAAAAATGTTTACAAACGATAATGGAGCATGTAAATACATAGTTTTTCAAACACAACGATGGGCTATTGACAACATTGATGAACTTGTAGAAATACTTAACGACTTTAAACTTAAAGCAGGAATATAAACTAACAAAACAACTAACAAAATGAAACAACTAATCCAACGCTTACTATTCGGTTACCGAAACAACCCAGAAGCCTACACTCCTAAAGGAGGCGCAAAATTAACGTATAAAGGTGGCAATGCAGAGGCCATACATTCTGCACTGGTATTAATGCAATATCAAATCAAACATGCCAAAGGAGTCAATTAAAACACGCAACCGTAAGATTTCGCGCTATATTAGTGATGCTTACGTTAACATCATTAAACCTGAAGCAATTGATTCTAAGCACTGGGATATGTGGCTAAAGCATAATGCAGGATTAACACAAGTTGAAATCGCAATGCTATTTCACGTAAAGAAGTTTGAGGTGGTCCAGATACTTGCAACGGTTGTGGAGCTGCTAAAGTACAAACCGAAAATTATTGAAAAGGAATGGACACAAGAATTTCGTGTATGGATTGATGGGCAACTATTTCGCGATAAGATAAAGGCCAAACTACATGCCGCTTATAAGGTGGCAAAGAAAACGAATAGTAATCATTTATTAATAATGTCAGAAGTATGAACATAACCGCAGAACAACCCCGCATCAAACCAAGCAAAGAACAACTAAAGCAAGAATACAAACAGATGTTAGCACTTGTTGAGCACAACGGATCAAGGCCCGCGAAATGCAATCCGATAACCGAAGCGGCTAAACAATTTGGATATACTCGGCCCGGAATAGCCAGACTTATGAATGGTAAAGTTGACCGTTGGAAGCCACAACATTTTATGATTTATGATTTTCTTAAAGCATATTTAACATAAATTAACACTTTAGTTGAAAATATTATTTTGAGGTAATGAATTTAAGTGTACATTTGCATCAACAAATAACAACAACAAAAAACACACAAAATGACAAATTTAAACATTACAAAAGAAATCGAAAAATTAGAAGTTAAAGTAACTGAATTAGGCATAAAACTTCACAAAACACAATCTACACAAGTTGAAATGGAATTATACAAAACAAAAGAAATTTTATTTCATTTTGAAAAAATACAATCCTTATTGAATAACTAATAAAAATAGGATATTAAAATAAAACAACTCAAAGGGGGCTAAACACCCCCAATTACTAACCCAATAAAAACAAACTAACATGAACTCGATTTACATTAAAAAACAAATTACAACCGTTACAACTTGGATCAACGATGAGCAAAAACAAAAAATTGAACACGAAAGTGATTCAGCAACATTTTACTTTTGGTTTGATGGCAGAATAGCGGCATCATTTGAGCAAAAGGATGCAGCCGACATATTAAAGAAATGCGATGCTTTGATTTCTGTGGGTTTTAATGAAATGGATTTGCCAGATGGCAACTTCATCCCTAACAATGCTTTTCTCTCAATAGTGTTGTCACAATACTTGCACGTTCCAAAAGTAGATACAATTCACAATAATAGTAATCATAATTAATACAAAAAACAAAATGACAATCAAAGGCACAATCAAGCGCATTGGCGCAACGACAACATTAAGTGATGGTAAGTTTTCCAAGAGGGAATTAGTACTAACCACAAATGACCAGTATCCGCAGATAGTATCAGTTGAACTACAACAGAAATCCTGCTCAATTGCAGATTCCCTTTCAGTAGGTCAAGACATTGAGGCGCACATCAATATTCGTGGGCGCGAATGGACATCGCCACAAGGTGAGGTAAAAGTATTTAACACTATTTCGTGTTGGAAAGTGGATGCGAACCCATTTACACAAACTGATGACCCACAAGTGGAGTATTCAAAGCCAGTTGAAGATGATGGATTGCCATTTTAATTTTAAATCTTAATACATAACTAACAATGGAACAAAAAACACATTTCAAAAAATTACGCAACCCAAATTATATCGGAGGGTGGGATTTAACCGATGCCGATAAGAC